AATAAGCCTTAAAAAGGCTTCTCATGGATCCGTATTCAGTTTCAAGGTATCAGCAGAGCATATGCGGCTCTGGCCGGAACAAAGACGGATCAGCACCTACCGGAATAATCCTTCCACCGCAGGATGAACATTTACAGACATCCCTGTTATAGAGGAGCCGGATGATCGCCGGGGGATCCAGATCCTTCAGCCGGGACAAATATTTTTTACAGCCAAGAAGATTCCGGCACAGAGTGATCTTACGATTCTTATTACGCAAAGACAGAAGGCCATAGTGACGGATCCTGACGAACCTTTTGGGCGGGACATGCATCAGGAACCGGCGGATGAATTCCTCACCGGTGATTGTGACCTCTTTCCATTGTCCCTGGTTTTTGTAATCTTTAGCAGTAAAGGTAACCGAGCTGTCCGTCATGCCTTTAATACGGTAGTTACTGATCGCAATCCGGTGGGTATATTTCCCAAGATACTTGATAACGGACTCTGCGCCATCAAACGGCTTCTTGCAGTAAGGGATCCACTCTTTTTTATAACAGGAGTCCAGCAGTTCCTTGAACGCATAGTGGTTTTTGAAGCACTCCGCGCTGCCGTGGAATTCAAGCTTTCCGCCTTCCCAAAGGTGTTTCAGCTCCGCAAGATACTTGCCGCGGAAAAGGCGCGAAACAACCCGGATGGGAAGAAAGAAATCTTCCCCTTTGTCTTTCCAATGATTTTTGGGGTCAAGACCACCGCCAAGGACAATGGCATGGATATGCGGATGAAAGTTCATTTCACTCCCCCAGGTATGGAGAATGCAAATGTAGCCGATGTCAGCACCGAGATATTTGCTGTCGGAAGCCAGTTCACGCAGTGTATCGGAAGATGCATGATACAGGGCATCATACAGAAGTTTCTGGTTGCTGTAGATGACAGGATTTAATTCCTCCGGGACAGTGAATACCACATGGAAGTATGGCGCATCCAGTACATCTTCCCGGCGGGCATCCACCCATTTTTCCTTCGGGAACTCCTGGCACATGGGACAGCATCGGTCACGGCAGGAATTGTAGTGAATTGAAATGCAGCCGCATTCTTCACATACACTTACGTTAATGCCAAAAGCGCCGGTTTTGCAGTTTCTGATGTGATACGCCACTTTTCGCTGAGCCGCAGATAGTTCATGAGTTTTCGTGTACTCAGGATAAAAGCGGTTGAACACATCCTGAATTGTACAGGCGGCGCTCATGCTTCACCGCCTTTATACAGGTCATAAGGACTATGTACACCAAGAAGCTTCTTGTTGCTGACATGAACATAGATCTCGGTGGATCTCAGATCGATATGACCAAGCAACGCCTGAATGTAACGGATATCGGTACCATCCTCATACAGATGACTGGCGAAGCTGTGACGACATGTATGAGATGATACTTTCCGCGTGATTCCCGCCTTTTTAGCGCTGGCTTTGAAGAACTGGTTCACACTTGAAACATCGATGTAGCTGCCAGTCCATGAACTCGGGAACAGGATCTCCCTGGGACGACCGCACTTGAACCAGTATTCTGTGAGAAGATCAAGATTTTTCTGTGAAAGGATCGTATAACGGTCTCGACGGCTTTTGGTATTTCGGACATGGATCGTCATGTTAGTCCGGGATATGTCATCGTAATGAAGATGGATCACTTCTGAAATACGCAGACCGGAGGAATACATTGTTGCGATCATGGCCCTGTGCTTCAGGTTTTTCGTCGCACCAATAATGGCAGACATTTCCTCACGGGAGAGAACAGTCGGTAATGAGCGATTCAGCTTCATACGGGGAATATCTTCATCGTCCCAGTTGAGTTTCAGGATCTTTTTATAAAAGAATCGGATAGCAGAATGGTAATGATTATAAGTTTCAGGAGATCTGCCTTCGAGACGTTTTGCGGTAAGAAAGGCATCAACATCTTCAATAGTAAGGTCGGCAATCTCCTTCCCGGTACACTGCAGGAAGTATCGGACATCGTTACAGTAAAGATTGATCGTTGACTCGCGCAGGTTTCGCTTCTGCGCGGCATTGCGGATAGACTCATATATATCTTCGTACATAAAACCTCCTGGAAAGTAGTGTTTGTAACGACAACTACCCATCAGGAGGAGCGTTGGCATCATAATTCCGATTGCGGAAGACGCCTGTAAATGCTATTGTTTTCATAGGCAGTGGGGCTTTCCGTATTCAGTTGTTATGTGTGGTAACTTAACAATACCGAATTACGAAAGGCATTTCCACTGCTTTTATTTGTCACTAAAGTAAAACTGCGCCACAGCCCTGGCAGGCCATCGCGCAGCGATTTTGTTCAATCCCGATTTTATTCAGTAAACCATCGCTATACTTGCGTGTAGCAAAATGCCGTGCTACGAACTATATCGTCATAGCACGGCTCTTTATTTATACCACAAAAGCACGTAACTGTCACGATTTATCAGAACTCCTTCAGCGTGAAGGACACCTCCCACAAGCTCCCATAGCTCGTATCGCTGACCAGCTTCACCTGATACCCGTCAATATACATCTGCGTATTCACGATGTTCATGGTTTCCAAGTCCAAATATCCCACCGTAATGCTTGCCAGCTTCTTATACGCCGAAAACTTATTCAGCCACTTCTTCGATACCCGGAAAGTCACGCCGATCTGAACAACACCTTCTCTTACTACATCTCTCTGTGTGGTTCCCGCTTCCGTAACACCGCCGCTGTCTGCCTCAACATCCGATAAACTCACAGAATAAGAGGCAGGCATCGGGATATTCTCATTGTTAAAAACAAGATACTGCAAATGAGCCATATTACCTGCCTCCACTTCTTAAATTCATTCTCTGCTGAGCCGTAACCACAATCTCATCGATCATGTCACCGCCGATATAAACAGGGATCACGATATCCCCTGCAGCACCGCCACCGGCCAGAGCTGTGTTCAGTGCCGTATTGATACCGGAAATCAGATCACCGCTTGATGCAGCAGAACCGAAATAGCCACCCTGAGCCGCCATTACCCTCGGAGTAATGGTCAGATCAGAAGTCACGCCGTTCATGGCATTCTCAATCATGCCACGGCTCTTCTCAATACCCTTCGCCAGTCCATCGATAAAGTCCGGCATCCAGCTCTCATAATCTGTCAATGGTCCTTCATCCGGTACGGAGAAATGCAGGAAGCTCCGGATCTTATCCGCAACCGAAGATACCGCATCGCCTACCTTACCGATCATGGACTTGATACCATTCACGATGCCGCCAATGAAGTCAGCGCCCCACTGGAAAGCCTGCGATGCCAGGTTTTTCACGAAATTGATTGCCTTATCAAATCCGCCCTTCACCGTGCCATAGATATTTCCGCAGATATTCTTAATGCCGTTCAGCATGGCATTGAAGGCATTTGTCACGCCGGTCTTGATCGCGTTCGCCGCATTGGATACAGCAGACTTGATATTGTTCCATGCCGTCGTGACTGCATTTTTGATTGCGTTCACGATAGTCGTGATCGTATTCTTGATACCGTTCCAGACCGTAGTAACCGCAGTTTTTATTGCATTCAGTACCGTAGTGATTGCGGTCTTGATCCCGTTCCACGCCGTACTCAGGAAGGTGGAGATCGCGTTTACCACAGTCGTGATAACCGATTTGATCCCATTCCAGACTGTCGTGAAAAATGTCTTGATCGCATTGAACACCGTAGTCACAGTATTCTTGATTGCATTCCAAGCCGTTGTCAGGAACGTGCTGATCGCATTCACCACTGTAATGAAGATATTTTTGATACCTTCCCACAGACTGGAGAAGAAATCCTTGATCGCATTCCAGACCGTTGTTGCCGTGGTCTTGATTGCTTCCCATGCTGCCTGGAAGAAGGCCTTCAGCGCCTCCCATACGGCAATGGCAATCTCCTTGATGCTCTCCCACAGGTCAATCCAAAACTGACGGAACTCTTCACAGTTATTCCAGAGATAAATAAATGCCGCTACCAGGGCAACGATCGCCGCTATGATCAGCACATACGGATTCGCTGCGCATACCGCATTAAAGGCAGCAAATACTCCCTTCGCCGCATTGATCACACCTGCCAGCTTCGGAACCAGAGTCATAATGGTACCGACAGCAGAGATAACTTTACCGACTATAATCAGTATCGGTCCGATCGCTGCCGCCACCAGGGCAATCGTCACGATCACCTTCCTGGTACCTTCATCCATCGAATTGAGCCAGTCCACAAACTTCTGGATCCAACCCACAATCGTCCGGATCGCAGGCATCAGCAGCTCACCAAAGGAAATCGCCAGCTCTTCCAGCTGAGACTTCAATATCTGCAGCTGACCTGCAAGGTTGTCGTTCATGGTCTCAGCCATACTTGCCGCAGAACCATCGCAGTTATCAATCGCACTGGAAAGCTTATTGATATCCGCTTCCCCGGCATTCATCAAAGCCAGGAAGCCGGACATCGCATTTTTGCCTACCAACGATTCAGCCGCTGCCGCCTTCTCAGATTCAGACAATCCAGAAAATGCCGTCCGGCAGTCTGCAAGGATATCCGACAGATCCCTCATGGAGCCGTCTGCATTGGTTGTTGCAACTGTAACCTCTCCGATGGAAGAACCGCAGATCTTTACCTCTCCGGACAGGTTATTCATGATGGTTCTCAAAGCCGTACCAGCCTGGGATCCCTTAATACCGGCATTCGCCATCAGACCGATCGCTTCCGCCGTATCCTCCGCAGAGAACCCCAGAGCGCCGGCAATCGGAGCGCAATACTTGAAGGTCTCACCCATCATGGAGACGTTCGTATTCGCATTACTGGAAGCAGCCGCCAGGATATCCGCGAAATGCCCGGAGTCCTTCGCCGTAAGTCCAAACGCTGTCAGTGCATCTGTCACGATATCCGAAGTGGTAGCCAGATCTTCACCGGAAGCCGCAGCCAGGTTCATGACACCTTCGATACCGGAAAGCATGTCCTCTGTCTTCCACCCGGCCATAGCCATATAGTTCATGGCTTCCGCTGCCTCGGATGCAGAGAATTTTGTCTTCTCACCCATCTCACGTGCTTTATCCCGGAGTGCTTCCAGATCAGAGCCTGTCGCACCGGAGACCGCCGCTACCTTGCTCATGGCAGAGTCAAAATCAGCGGCAGTTTTCACCGCCGCCGTACCAAGCCCAACAACACCCGCCGTAACCGGAAGAAGCTTTGTTCCGACATTGCTGATATTGTCACCAACCGTCTTCAGCTTCTCGCCCTTAGCGGCGATATTCTGCAAAGCCGTTCCTGACTGCTTCGCCTGTTCCTCCAAGGACTTCAGCTTCTGTTCTGTTTCAACGATTTCACGCTGCAGGCCGTCATACTGATCCTGCGTGATCGCACCTTCCTTTAACGCCTGCTCAGCCTGTTCCGCTGCCGTCTTCAAGGTCTCCAGCTTTTCCTTCGTTTCCTTGACGGCATCCCCCAGGAGCCTGTGCTTCTGGGCAAGCAGTTCCGTATTCCCCGGATCCAGTTTCAGGAGCTTATCGACATCTTTCAGCTGGCTCTGCGTATTCCTGATCTCTGTATTTACGCCCTTTAAGGCAGTTTGTAGTTTGGTAGTATCGCCGCCGATCTCAACGGTAATACCCTGGATTCTGCCAGCCATGTCTCAACCTCCTTCCCATTAGAATCGATCCATATCATCCTGGCTTGCTATCTGATCATGAGGCTCATCATCCCTCTGAAGCTCTGTGTACATATCCATCACGGTTCCGATTGTCAAAAGATCCAGCTCGCTGATATGGATTCCCAGCTGTACACACCTCAGCAATAGCAGAGGCGTTGTCATTTCCCGGTCAGTCGCTCGAAGTTTTTTTTACTCTCCACCTGTGTCTGCACATTCAGACCCCAAAGCTC